GACGTAAACCGAAAGCGGCATCTATATTAGCCATATCAGTCTCCTATTACTTTTTTAGAGACATGAACCTTACTCATTAAGATTTTTTGCCTCCAAAAGTTACTCTGCTTTGCCTTTCCTGATGGATTGGCATCGCTGGATGCTCTTCTTTATGTAGATCATTTTCTATTGCGTCAGTCTTTTCGTTTGTAAGATTACGAAAATAAATATCTCGATCCTCTTTTACTTCTTCCGGACAACGCATAAGTAGTAATCCGCCAATTCCTATAACACCTTTATATTTTCCGTCAGCGATAGCTGGTAAATCCATTCTATCAGGATATTCATCTGCTTTCACAAATTCATATCCGCTTCGTAGACGACCTATGATATTTTTTTCATCGGACATGCCACGATACTCTGACCTTACCCACCTATGGTGAAAACCTTCTGGTGGTTCTGGTGCTTCAAGGTTCGAAGGAGGAACCCATCCCCTTTTTCGAACATCCTTTTCACGGGTTTCTAATTTGCGTGAGGTAGTTTTTGTTTCTTTAGTACTCATTTAAGCCTCCTTCACGTGTTTTGCGTACTCTTCAAGTGGCACACCAAGTTTTTTTGCGATAGCTACTTGTGAGGGTGTGAGTTTCACAGTGCGGCGTCCAGATTTTGTCGATCTATTTGCAGAGGCAACCGTCTGAACTACACGATTGCTCTTAGTGGTATCCTCAAATTTTTGAGGAAAATTGTTACGCATCTCTGCGTCTAAACTCTTATAGTAATCTTCTGACTTGGGGTCAAGTCCTTCTTGCTCGACAAGTCTTTTGTGTATACCAAAAGCAGCATAAGTCATTACTTCATCCTTACCAAACCATTCATTATCATCTGCCCATTGCTCTGCTCTTGGGTCAGGTCTTTTGTATGTTTGTTGAGCAGGAGTCTCTTCTTTTGCTTCTTTTGGAGCATTTTCTCTTTCAAGAAGAAGTTTTTCAGCCTCTTTTAATCTTTGTTGATCAATAGCAATTTGTGCTAATTGTTCTTGTGCTTTTACAACAGCATCATTGTCTTTTGATGTTAAAGCTCTTTTAAGATTATCTTTTATAACCTCAGACTGAGTATTAACTCTTTCTTTAAACTCATTTGTATAACCAGTATCAAGATCTTTTACTTTTTGCTCAAAATCTTCATTCTTTTTTTTCATTGTTTCTGCAAATTCAATAGCAGCTTGCTCTCTTCTTTCAGCTTCACGCATTTTTTTTGTTAATTTATCAATACGTTTTTTTACTGACTCAGAATATTGATCTAACTCATTTTCATTTTTTGTTTCTTGAGCTTGTTCTTCAACAACAATTTCTTCTTTTTTATTGTTGGCTGTTTCTACAGCTTTATCTTCTTTAAGTTCTATTTCTACAGACTCTCCAGACGTATCAATTGGAACCATTTTATCTTGTTCTGATTGCACTTGTTGCATAGACTTCTCCATGTTTATAATATGTTAGCTGGTAAAATGTCTCTAGGGTCATCTACCGTTCCGATTATTTCATCGTCGTTTACGATTCGTAACTCACCACCATCAATCTTAATACGAGATCCTGCATAGCGAGTAATAATCACCCAATCGTCTACTTTACAATAAGGACCATCAGGAAATCTTTTTTCATCTTTGTAGGCACTTGGACCTACCTTTAAAACTTTACAAATATTTGTTGTTATTTGTGATTCTTGAATTGTCTCATCTGTAAGATGAATACCACCTTTTGTTTTAGCTTCTAATTTCAAAGGAAATAAGACTATTCTAAAACCAGTTGGAGTTGGTACCTTTTCTAATTCATTCTTCTTTTTTTCAACACTTTTGCCGTCCCATACATGTTTTGGCATTATTATCTTACTTGCTGTTTTAGTCATCTTCTAGCTCCTGTTTTTTTAGCAGGTCCGTGAGTTCCTGTTCTTCTTGTTTAAGGGCTGCTAATTTTCCAGTTAGAAATTTATATTCTGACCAGTCTTTAGCGTCTCCTCTTAATATAGACTCTTCTACTTGCTTTTGTCTACTAATTAATTGATTTTTATAATAAGTAAAAAAATTTTCTATTCGCATGATTTCATTTGGTCAGCTAATTTTTTGCAGCGATTTGGAGTTTGTTTATTCCATTTCGAATCAAGCATCTCGAAACTCGCACCAATAAAATTGCTTTCCTGCAGGCATTTCCACATCATACGGAACTTGGACACGCCTGTAGGGCCAAGCTGATATACCATCTCTGTGATAGTATGCTGCGCTGTTGTAGGTAAATCAGTTACACCATGTTCTTCCATAAGTGTTCTAGCTTTACCTATTGCAGTGTTTAAATCTTTATCAAATACTTCTTGTAATTCTTCTTTTGTATATGTTTTACCGTCTTCAAAATTATCATCAGGGGTAACTTTATGACCCCAACCAATCGTACGAAATCCTTCCGTATCTATGTAAACGTGATCTCTGAAGCCTTCGGATAGTTTTACTGAACCAGCTAATTCGTCGTATGTCACTTAGTAAGACCCTTTGCCTTTTCAAAAGTACGAAGGCCCGATACGCCGAGCATTGAAGTGACTATGGCTAGTAAGGGCCCAGTCTCTATGGCAGGCGGTACAATATCCATACCTGAAAATTTTGCATACCAATCAATAAGGGGAGACAAGATAAAGGCGAAGAATAGCGCCAGGGCTCCGCACCAGCCAATCGCTGGTCGCCACCCAGCAACAAATATGCTGCGATGGGTGGCTTCCTTTGCATTAACATCTAATTGTTTTTCTGCAAGCTTTTGTTGTAAGCGTTGCATAAGAATTTTTTTGTCTAATTTCTCTTCTTCTGATGTATGAAGTTCATCGACAACTTTTGAAATAGTAGCTAAGGCTCCGCCTTTTCCACCACCAAGTAAGCCACCGAGTAGATTAAGCACTATGCTGCCCCACCTGTCATCCAGCTAATTACCCAGAGAACAATGATAGCTACAATAGCCGCTTTTATCCAGTCCTTCATTTTCCAGTCACTCCATTCTTTAATGTGTGACCATAGATCTTTTAGTAAGTTCATAGAACCTCCTTTGTTAAAGTAGCGAATTATACTATTTTACGCCTTTGAAAGCTACTTTTTTAATTTGCATTCTACTTGTTTGACCTTGTGGTCCAGTTCCTTTGTTATCTTTTACTACAAAAGGAGAGAAAACTTGTTCTGCAGTTGACGCAACTTTTGTGTTTGGAAATGGATTTTTTTGAGGAACAATCGTCATTTTTGCATTTTTAAACTTCATTAATACCCTCTCTTTGCTATACCAAAACCTCTTTTGGCAATTCTTGTTCTAGATGATTTTTTTACAATACCACCTTTTTTCATTTTAATTACACCTTTACCCATTAAAATATCTTTTTGAGTAACTTTACCATCACCTGATAAATCAGGGAAGCCACCTTTTGCTAGTCTAGCAACTTTTTTTACATCTTTATCGCTTTTTACACCTTTTACTGAACCTAAAACTTTTTTAGTTGTTTTTTTAGTTGAACCACCTGCATCACCTGGGTTAGGTCCTTTATCTTTTACTTTTTCTTCTGGTGATCCTTTTGCTTGATCACCAAATTCAACAGTAATTTTTGGTTTTAGTTTACTTTTTGATGCTTCTGCAATTTTGTCTACTCCTAATTTTTTTTCTACAACTTTTATATCTTCATCAGAAAACAAAAATTTTAATTTTTCGTAATTTTTTGCACTAATATCCTTAGATTTTAAATTATATTTTTTTAGGATATCATCCATGTTCTTTGCCATGGCTAATGTATAGTAGGTTTTATAAGATTTAGCAAGTCTCTTCCATTATGATCCATAATTTTTTGAAACTCTATCTCTGATAGGTTATTATGATACAATATTTTAGCTACAGCCATCATGGACCCCGCTAAAAGTATCTGATCTTCTTGACTTTTGGTCGTTTGATCACAAAATGCTAATAAATTATCAAAAAACTCCTGTAATCTTTCGGTTGCCGTTATCATATTGTTAATATTAGACACAATCATCACTTTTACAACTAAGTTTTACGTTTTTTAGATTTACCTGCTTGATTTAAAGCAATCGCTATTGCTTGTTTTCGTGATTTTACCTTCTTTTTTGACTTTCCAATGTTTAATTTTTTTTCTTTAAATTCTTTCATTACCTTGGAGACTTTTTTAGAGGTTGAACCACCTTTTTTAAACCCTTGTAGTGACGCATATTGAGAAGGTTGCACTCCTGCTTTTATTGCTCTTGCAATAAGTTTAGGATCAATTGATTTTTTATTTTGTTTTAATAATTTTCTTAATCTTCTCTGTTCTGCAGCTGAAAAATTGCCTTTACTAGTGGACATTACTTTCCTTGTTGTTTTATTAAGTTAACATTTGCTCTTAATTGAGCAATATCTTCTTGCGAATCTATTTTTTCTCGAGCCATTTGTTTTTGTTGATTAACCCTTTCTTGATCAAGTTCTAAACGTTTTGCATCATCAAATGCTCTTCGTTGTATTTCAGACTCTTGAATATCTAAATCACGTTTTTTAAGTTCTAGTAATGGGTCAGCTTGATTAGATTCTAAATATTCCTGTTCTTCTGCTACCATTTCCTCTGTTTTCTTTGCAACAAGACTAGCAACTTCTTTTTCATTTTGCATTTGAAATTGTTGCATTAGTTCTGGTGGTATTTGTCCACCAAATTGTGCTGCTTGTTCTTGTATTAGTGGAGCGTTTTTCATTTCAATTTCTTCTCTTGCTTGTTGTGAAATATGATCTGATACATGACTTTGTAAAATTAATAATATTTGTGGATTATTTTTTACTAAATAGGAAGACATAAAAGCACGATGCGCATTAATGTGTTGTTCATGATCCTGACCTGGGAAAACCTCAAAAGGTTTATTTTTTAAAGCATTAGAATTTTCTTTTCCAGGGTCAAGAGGAGCAGGTGGTTGAGGTGGTGGTAGAATTGCTTCTATACCATCAACACCTAAAGCCATGTACATTCTTCTATAGGCTTCATAAATGTTATGAAGTTCTGGATTACTTTGTGCTAATTGTAATTGTGTTTGTGCCAACGATATACGTTGTGTCATTGAAAAAATATTTGGATCACTTACAGGTATGACATCAACACGATCATCAAAGTCTGCTAATTTAATTTGTCTGTCTCCACCACGTACAGCGTACGGATATGTTGGTGGTAAATATTCAGCGAATACTCTTGCTAGAATTCTAAACTCGATATGTTGTGCGTAATGCAATCTTTTGTGTATACTTGACATGACCCGTGAACCACGTTCCAATAATGCCATTGTAGTACCAACTGGATTGGATTGTGAACCATCTCCAATTTTTTGATCAGCAATAGAAGCGAACTCTCTACCACTTTGCACGACAAATCCTAATAGTTGATATAATACTTGATCAGGTCCCTTGTATGGTAATGGCATTAAACCATCACGAATTGCACCACCCGGTGCGTCTACGTCTCTAAATTCTCCTGGCTGTATTGGTGAATCATCAT